GATATGCCAACGGAAATCTTCGGAATATTTTCGGAGAATAAAACAACAATAAAAAGGAACAAGTAACATGAACCAAGTAGCAACAAAAAAAGAAGGAGCATTAGCAACAAACATGTTTGAAGCTGATGCAAATATGGGTGCTCAAAATATATCGCAAGAGGATCTTGCGTTACCCTTCTTAAAGATTTTGGGACAACTATCTCCAGAGGTTAACAAAAGAGATGGTAAATATGTCGAGGGTGCAGAACCCGGCAAAATAATAAATACTGTTACTAATGCTTTGTATGATTCGATACAAGTTGTACCGTGTCATTACAAAAGACAATACATAGAATGGCAAGATAGAGGTCAGAGCTCTGGAGCTCCTGTAGCTATTCATGAAGCTGATAGTGATATTATTAGTCAAACCACAAGAGGGAAAGACTACAAAGATAGATTACCAAATGGTAATTATCTTGATAATACTGCTAATCATTTTGTATTAGTCGTTGGTGACAATCCTGAAACAGCGTTGATTTCTATGAAGTCTACTCAATTAAAAGTTAGTAGAAAATGGAACTCAATGATGATGGGTATAAAAATGCAGGGTAAAAACGGTTTGTTTACCCCGCCAACTTACAGCCACATTTACAATCTAAAGACAGTGCAGATGTCTAACGACAAAGGCACTTGGTTTGGATGGGATGTAGAGAAAGTCGGTCCTGTTACAGATAAATCAATCTATGACATGGCTAAAAACTTTGCAACTAGTGTGGGTAAAGGTGAGATAGTCGCTAAACACGGTTCGGAAGATTCCGCACCTACTAATTCCACAGGCAACTATTAAAAAGTATCCTAGGTAGTGGGCGGTAAAGGGAGACTAGAACCGCCCACTTATTATTATGGAATTGATAGAAAGATTTAAAAATGTATTTCAAGGTTTAGATAGAGCTCATGGTGTCACTAAAGTTACAGAATCTATTAGCAATGGTACAAAAATAAAAGGTAAATCATTTGTTAAACGTGAGTATGTTACAGATGAATTATGGCAAAAGCACTTAGAAGGTGAAGATAGTTTAGGTGTCATACCAATCAATGATGAAAACAAATGTAAATGGGGTTGCATAGATATAGATTCTTATGCAGGGTTTGATCACAAACAATTAATAAATAAAATTCAAAAATTAAATTTACCACTAATAGTATTTAGATCTAAATCTGGTGGTGCACATGTATTTTTATTTACATCTGATTATGTATCTGCTGCGTTAATGCAAGATAAGTTAAATGAAATCAGATCTGTATTAGGTTACGGTGGATCAGAAGTTTTTCCAAAACAACGTGAATTAAAATCTAAAGATGATACAGGAAACTTTTTAAATTTACCATACTTTAATGGTGATAGAACAACAAGATATGCTTTTGATAAAGATGGAAATGCTATTACATTAGATGTTTTTTTTAATTTGTATGAAGATACAAAAGTTATAGATATTGAAACAATTAAAGTAGAAAGACCAAAATCAGAATATAGTGATGGACCACCATGCATAGAACTCATGGCGCAAAATAAAGTAAGAGAGGGTGGTAGGGACAATAGTTTATTTCATTACTCTGTTTACGCAAAAAGTAAATGGCCAAATAATTGGAAGGGTAAGGTTAATGTTTTTAATGAGTCTTTTATGGATCCGCCGTTAGATGATACATCTGTAGAAAGAATAAAGAACCAACATGAAAAAAAAGAATGGGGATATAAATGCAATGATCAACCAATGTGTAGTTTATGTGATAAAAAATTATGTAAGTCTAGAGAGTTTGGCATTGGAGAAGAAATAACTTTTCCTAATCTAACAGACTTACAGGTCGTAAATTTAGAAGAACCATATTACTACATGAATGTGGATGGAGAGAGATTATATTTAGATTCTGCAAAACACTTAACTAATCAAGCTTTATTTCAAGAGGAGTGTGTAAAACAATTAAGATTTAACCCTAAAACTTTAAAAACAAATGAATGGAAACAAACAACGAATTTACTTTTAAAAAACGCAGAGATAACAGAACCTGCTGAAGGAACAGGGACAAGAGATATTTTAAGAAACTATTTAGAAGATTATTGTCTTAATAGAGTTAAAAAAGATGATTTTGAAGATCTTAAAAATGGTGGGACTTATACTAAAGATGGTCATCATTATTTTGTATTTGATAATTTTTTTCATCAATATCTAACTCGTAGACACTGGAAAGTTCAATATCAGAGGACATCACAAATGTTAAAAGATCACTTAAATTGTTCTACAAAAAGAGTAGGAAAAACGAAGTTATCTGTATTTGTAGTAGCTAGATTTGATAAAAAACCACAAACATACAAAGAAAAAACATTTAACAAGGAGAACTATTAATGAGAAAGATAATATATGGGCCACCAGGCACAGGTAAAACATATTACCTAATGAATGAGTTAGAAAAATTTTTAGAGAAAGTAGATCCTAGTAAAATAGGTTATTTTACATTTTCTAAAAACGCAGCACAAGAGGGTAAGAGTAGAGCCATGGAAAAATTTAATTTAACAGATAAGGATCTACCTTACTTTAGAACTCTACACTCTTTTTGTTTTAATTTATTAGGACTTAAAAAAGAAAATGTAATGCAAGAGAAAGATTACAGAGACTTGGGTAAAGACATACAGATAGAGTTTGAAGGTATTCGTTATGACAATGACCACGAAGGTGTGTTACATTCAAAGGATCCTTACATATCTCTCATAAGTCTTGCTAGAAATAAAAGAATATCACCGTTGGAATTATATAATCGTAACGGTAATAATTATAATATAACTTATGATAAGTTAGAGATAATTAATAAAGAACTATACAGATATAAAAAACACAAAGGTCTAATAGATTTTATTGATATGTTAGAGAAATTTTTAGACAAAGGTGAAAGCCCTAAGTTTGAGGTTATATTTGTAGACGAGGCACAGGATTTAAGTTTAATTCAATGGGATATAGTGAAAAAATTAGAAAAGAGTTCTAAACAATCTATAATAGCAGGTGATGATGACCAAGCTATTTATAAATGGAATGGTGCTTATCCAGAAAGTTTTATAAACTTAGAGGGAGAAAAGATTATATTGCAACAATCTTACAGAGTTCCTAAAAAAATATTTAAAGTTGCAGACAATATAATTAAAAAGGTTAAAAATAGAGTACAGAAAAATTGGATACCTAAAGAAGATTTAGGTGATGTCGATTATCATTGGGAGTTAGAAAGGGTGAATTTATCTAAAGGTGAGTGGTTAATTTTAGCTAGAACTAATTTATTTTTAGAAAAAGTTGCTTATTACCTAGATCAAAATGGTTACTATTTTCAAAGAAGAAACTCTACACCAAGAGTGCAAAACATATATGCACTAATAGAAAATTGGAATAAGTTGAGAGAAGGCACACCTTTACATTATAATGATTATAAAAAGATAACTAACAAGATGAGTAAAAATGTAGATGTTAAAAAAATGAAATCTATGTCTAAAGAAAATTATTATGATATTGATACTTTAAAAGCTAACTATGGTTTAAAAACAGATGATGAGTGGCATAAAGCTTTTGATGATTTAGGTGATGATGAAATAAGAAAAATAAGAAAATTAATAAAGAGTGGGGAGGACTTATCAAGAGAACCTAGAATTAAAATATCAACTATTCATGGTGTAAAAGGTAATGAAAGAGATAATGTAGTGTTGTTAACAGACTTGAGTAATGCTGCATATAATAAATATCTAGATGACCCAGACGATGAGCATAGATTATTTTATGTTGGTGTCACAAGAGCTAAGAAAAAATTAAACATAATTTATTCAAAAACAGAAAGAGGTTATAAAATATGACAAATAAAGAAATATTTAAAGGTGTTACATATGAATCATTAGAAAAACAAGTTGGTGGAAAACATTATGCAAAGATGAAAATTCAGCCTGCAGAGTTTATAAATGAGAACAAGTTGCTTTTTGCAGAGGGCAATGCTATAAAATATATTTGCAGACACTCTGTAAAGGGAAAGGAGGAGGACATTAAGAAAGCAATACACTATTT